AAACTTAACTATCCAGAGTGCTCCTTATGAGAAGACCATACAGCTGCTTCAAACTATACCAGGCATCAAGTATTTAACCGCACTTGGTATTGTCTGTGAACTTGGCGATGACTTATCTGCTTTTAAGTCTGTAAGAAAGTTCTCCAAGTGGATTGGTCATGCTCCAGGAAATAATGAGTCTGCAGGAAAGCGTTATTCTGGAAGAACTACACCTGGTAATAAGTATTTGAAGATTTTACTGGTCGAATGTGCTGCCGGCATTGGTCTTATGAAGAAAGGCTTTCTGCATGAAATTCACCAGCGATTTAAAGAAAGGATCGGCACAAAGAGAGCTAATGTTGCCCTTGCTCATAAATTATGCCGAATAATTTATTCAATTCTCAAAAACAGAACTCCTTATCAGGAACGCTATAAACCAATTTTAAAAGAGCATCGACTGGGGAAAGCGATTAAAGCTGTTGATGGTCTTAGAAATGTGGGGCTTAGCTGTGATGATATTGAAGTTACAGATACTGAGACTGGTAATTCAACCATTATATATGGTGCTAATAAGTATCGGCGAAAATTGATGAAGAATAGTTAGCCATTGAATTATCAGACTTTTATAAGTGTCTTTGCGGGCACCTAATATTTTTTTGTGCGTGTTAATTAGTGCTTATACCTGGCTTTCATAAAAAAAGCCACTTAAGGCTATGATTAGATAAAAGAGAATTTTGGTGGAGGTGGCGGGATTCGTTACTACAACTTAATTTGTTTATATATCAAAATGTTATATTAAATAAATTCTGACTGTATGTAGCTCTGTATGTAACTTCTTGATTTTGTTTATTTAATATTTTTTTATATTATCTTATAAGGAGGGGGATTTTGTAAAGCGTATCGCCCCTCTTGTTGATATTCTAGTTCATTAAGAGGATAAAAGTGCGAGCTACAGATGAAGATGCTTCACTCGGTCTTGCACTTCTGCTCTTTTTTCCGTTGTTAAATCTGTCAAGGGTGCCGACGAGGTATCCTGTGACGCGTCTGATACGCTCAAAGCGCACTCCCTTCCCGACAAGTCCTGTCTTGTCTGCTTTAAGTTGTGTGTACATTGTTCATTCTCCACATAGAGGCATTCAGGAAAAACAGGTGGTTTAAGCATCACTTATATTTAGAGTCCCACGAATTGCCATATTCATCAGGCAGGTCAACTTCAAGCCCAAAAGCTTTTCTGCAATGGTTCTTATCACAGAACAGACCGTTGATAAAGTGCATTGCAATACGCCAGCGCAGCTTGTCTCTGCATCTCCATGAACGAGCTGACAGTGTCTCATCAGGATAACCAGCTAGCAAAGTGTTAGCTAGCTGATCAACTGATACTAACACATTGTGAAAGTATCTACTCATTAGCAAAATCCATCATCTCAAAAGTAAATTCGATTGCTTTGACGTCATCAATTGACTTGCAACCATTGATTCTATTAGCGTATAACCATTTCTGCTTATATAAGTTCTGACCGTTAAGAGATAACTCTGTTAAGAGAGTATTCAAGTCTGCGATAGTTACCGAATGTGGCTGATTGTCAGCATCCATATATGACACTGGCTCTACACCTACGCCAATAAGACCGTTAAGGTTATTCTGAGAGCGCAGGTCGGCGTTAGCATTGAATCCTAAGCTTGACTTAATAATCATTTCGCCATTGACTAACTGATTATCAAAAGCGTGACATCTCTGAGATAACTCCTCAAGACGTGCTGCTTTTACTTCCTCGAGAGTTTCTTCTTTCTTCTCTTTTTTTACAACTGTTATGGTCAGTTCTTCATCTCTACTGATTTCGTAGTTGTCCTTATCTGCTTCGACAAGAGCTTTCATAAGTATGCGTAAAGTGTTGCCGTGCATAGTGTTATCAGTGTGCTTTACAAACAAGCCAATACACTCTTCGCAAGAAGCAGGGATCTTCTCTGCCTGCCAGGTGTTTTCTTTTGTTAATTTGTAAAAGAAACCTTCTTTTAGTTCTGGTGCCTGCAATATGCAGTCTGGTGGTAATAACCATTCTCCAGACATTGGATCAGTCATTACTAATGCGGTGCCGTTGAAATATCTGTCTTCAGCAAATTTATATGCTGTAGCTGTATTGGTGTTGGCCATTTAAGGACTCCTATATGAATTTAAAAAAATTAAAAACTAAAGAAAAAAGATATTCTGTAAAACTCGGAGAAAGTCTATATCTTCGAGTGTCTCCGTCAGGATGTAAAAGCTTTGTTCTGCGCTACGCTCACTTAGGCAGAGTAAAAGATATTACGCTTGGACATTATCCTGACCTGACGTTGTTACAGGCGCGTCAGCTCGCACATCTCAAGCGTGAGGAGCTTAAGATTAAGCCAAGCTTAGGCGTTACCTTCCGTGACGCACTCAAGCTTTGGAAAGACAAGAAAAAGGGCAATATCTCATCGTACCATGATGAAGTTAAGCGTATTGAGCAATACCTGGTTCCAAAACTCAACAACTTAGAACTTGAAGCAATAACAGCGCCATTAGCACTCAATCTGCTGCTTGACTTAAAGGATAAGCTCCCCACTCTCAAACGTGTGCTAATGAGACTCAATGAGATATTAGAGCTAGCTGTGTGTGCTGGTTTGCTCTCTTCTAACCCTTGCAGAAAGTTAAGTAAAGTATTCGCTAACCACACACCTGTCAATCGCCCATTCATCAGAGCTGAACGCTTAAGCGAACTCTTCACGCTTTTAAAGGGTCAGGAGTTGTGGTTCCACGCTTATGTGCTTTGGTGCGTATACTCAATGTTAAGGCCTATTGAGGCGTGCTCAGTCAAATGGTCGTGGATAGACAATGATGTCTTAACTCTGCCACCCTTTATAATGAAGAAGAGACGCGCTCACAGAGTGCCTTTATGCTCTGCCGTAGTAACACTCATTACATACGTCAGACACGTCTATAAACGCAAATCTCAACACGTATGGCCCTTTGGCAGATACCACAAGCCAATCAACAAGCAGCACTTATCCAAGTGGATCTGTTCCACATCTCTTAAGGGGCAGTTATGTCATCACGGATTACGCGCTACCGCAAGGACGTGGCTTAAAGACAACAATGTCACTCACGAAATCGCAGAGGACTGCCTCGCCCACTTAACCGGCTCAACAACAGAGCGCGCATATCTGCGTGGTGACTATCTCGAACAACGCAGAGATGTAATGCAGTCTTGGTGGAATTACCTCTTCTCACTGTACTGTGCCAGCTGTGCCGAAGATGATGTCGCGGACAGACTTATAAAGGCTGTTCAGGACAATCACGACGAATAACAGCTATTGTGCTGAGCACAATCGCATCACATACATAAATACACTCTGCTATAAGAGCATTTATGTATGTTTTTTTCTTAAAGTCGCGTGTCCTAACATTACTGGTACATTTTATGTAACGGCAAATTCAAGTAATACCAGTGCAGTTCAAGTCAGTGGCAGTGGTTGTTTTAGTAACGCTTATACACAAACTGTGTTGAATTTGACTTCCAATGGAACAAGACAAGCAAATTCAGATGTAAGATTCAATGCATCCTTATCATCAAGCATTTATGGTGGCAGTTCTGTAGTTCAGCCGAGTTCACTCAATCTTAATATTCTAATCAAGTACTAATACTTGATTAGGATAGAGAGATTAAGCGATTTAGGCTGAACGGTGGCACTGTTGCCGTAAATTGAGTTTGAGCGTTTTGCAAAAAAATCTAACGTTCCATAACCTCTTAAATCTCCGGAAGCGGTTCTTCCATTTTTTCCGTCATAAAACAATAGAGAACCGCCGTCTGATGAGCCTGAACCATAGTACATAGCGTCGTACAGTTTACCTGTGATGTTAGGACCTAACATCACCGGATCCGGAGTATTGCGTGTCAAGGCTTCACCTGGCGACTCAGGCGACACATTAGGTTTTGATACTAATAGTGGAGCATTTTTGCCTTTGTTTTCTGATTATCAAAAAATACCCACAATGAGTGACAGTGGTCGTTATAGAGGACCTGCGGGATTAGCAATTGATGCCTCTCGTTCTTCCTCTATTTACGGTAATTCAAGCACCGTTCAACCAACAAGCTTAGTATTTAATTATATAGTTAAATACTAATGCTGGTGGCTGTACGGTTGAGGCATTACCATAGATTGAAGATGAACGTGAGGCTTTGAAATCGATTATTGAAGATCTTTCAGAAGAATCAGGTGCAGCTCCATAAGCATTTGAGTGCCCATTGATTACAAAACTACCATAACAGAGACTATGTCCATTTATATCTAGTCTATCTAGAGCCATACTTCCAGTGATGTTAGGTAATCCCGCTTCAAGGTAAGTTCCAAGAGCATTAGAACCCGCGCCTTCGATGAATCTGTCGCGCAGATCTGGCAGATTGAATGTAGTCTCGCCATCGCCAGCGCCATAGATTGTGCCGATAGCCTCAAATAGTCTGGCATAGTCTGTACGTGATACTGCTGCACCGTTACACAAGAGGAAGCCTTCAGGAATATTGCCTGTTGCGACTGCTAATACAGTACCTGCAGGAATAACTTCATCTAGCCAAGAAGGCATAAATGCAGGAATATTTGAAGGAGTTAATACTGCATTCTCCTCTGTATGTTCTCTTGCCTCATCGTCTGTTGCAAGTCTTACAGAGCCTTCAATCATTGTTGTAGCTGATGGATTGATAAAACCTACATCACCAAACTCAATAACTTCAGGATTACCGTTTGACAGATAAATATCAACTGCAAACAGAGCTTGTGAAATCTGAACCTTTTCTAAGATTGGCTCTGCAGATGAAGCAACAGCAAATAAGATTCCGCTATCAGTATATACACCAAAAGTTCTTACCTTGTAAGCGTTATCTGAACTGTCAATTGATGTGACTTGAATTGTATGGTCACTTGTTACAGCACCAGCTACAGTAGTAAGTTCTGCCACAACATCTCCAATATCGGTAGTAGCAGAGGTAACAGCGATTGCCTTATCAGAAAATTTAATAGTTGTTAAACCAACTTTTTCGGTACCGGTTCTTTCAGCGTTAATAAGAGCCTGAATACCTGCATCAGTTACAATAGTATTGATATTTGCCATAGTTTTTCCTAATCCTAAATATGAGCGTAAGAGAATGGTCTTAATACAGCTGATGCAGACATTGATGTCTCACCAGTGTATGAAACAGATTTGTTTAAATGAATACGTGCATAGACAATGGGTCTGCTTAACGCAACCATAGTCATTTGCGCTTTCTGACTGAATGTAATCTTGAGTTGATACTGTGAACGAACAGGCTTTGTATAATCTAATGTTCTAATCAGATCTTCAGTTATTTCTGAAGTTACTGTACCTGCAACCTCATTCTGATTTATGATAATTTCAAAGGTATGAGGCTTATCCTGTGGAGACTTCTGCCACCACTCTGTAAGAACTGCAGCAGAGCCAAAACTTGCGATTGCGTTCTTAACCGCGCTCACAGATCCAACTCTTCGCTTTTCTTTAATCAATCCTCTTAGAATTGACCGCTTTAACTCTACGGACCAGGAGTCGCGCCATACTCGTACATGCCACTGATTTGCGAGGTGATCTAAAACATCAGAACTTAACTCATCAAGCCGATAATAAAAAAGGCCATCGTTTAGATGACCTTTAGTATCGTCTTTAGTTTTTAACGCTTGAACCGAGTCTTTGAATATCTGCTCGTCCTTGATTGAGGAAGGAATAAGTTCCTGAAGCAAGTCTGAATCTTCAATCTTAATCATCTTCACTACCACCGTAGCTTATTGATACATCAGATACAGAGCATTGAGCTACCTGTGATTTATCAATCTGAGTGAATATAGGGCTTTGAATTTCCACTCTCTTGGCCCCAGCGTCCCTCATCATCTTGATAAGTACATCTGGATTGATATCTCTGCCAATTGATGACTGCTGCCATAATCGGTACTCTTCTACAGCTTTTGCAACTGCAGATGTAATCTGAGTAATTCTGTTGATATTTGAACTGTCCAGATACCACTTGATGTTAATCTCGTAATTAACAGCTTCAGGCGCGCTCACAAGAACGCAATCAGTCAGTGGTCTGATATTCTCATCTGATAAAAACTCATAAAGTTCAGATAAGAACGCATCTGTTGGTATGGTTCCACCGGTAAGAAGAGGTCTTACATAAACATTGCCAGGATATTCATTTAAGCCATATATCGATACATCAATGATGGCAGATGAGAATGACTTGGCAAAATACTCATAGCTGTCGTGAGGACCTGCTACAGAGAATGAATCAGGTGCCAGTCTGATTCTATCAGCATATACACCATCTTCTTCAGTATCAGCACCACCAGAAGGCTTCTGAATATTCTCTACACCGTCCATGTCAGGCATTGGATCAACCATGGTGTTGATTTCTCCAATTTCTATATCATTGTACTCAGCACCTACTTCAGTAGCCTCAGCTATTACATCAATAAAGAGGAT